CGGAATTAGAAACTCCGCGAATAAGTTTCAGTATTCTTTATGGAAGTAATAAATAACAAGCTCATAAAGACTCCAAGAGAACTTAGGGATATCCTAAGATTTCGCTTGTGGTTTTTCCGGGACGATAAAAATACGTCTATAGAAAATACGCCAGAGTTGAGTCCATACACGAATGGGCTCACCTGGCTAGCCCTTAATCAGGCGCCTTGCGCGACCACGATTAAGGGGGGCCCGAAGACCTTTCTAAAAGGAAATCAGGCTCTTGCCCGAGAGGTCGGCATTGGACTAACCTCAGAGGCAACCCTTACGGGCGAGAGTCTCCTAAACCGCATTGTTGCGGAGGGCGACTCCCCGGAAACCTCTTTTGACGAGGGAGGTTTCACTGAAGTCAAATCTGGTATTTCTAAGAAAATCAGAGTTGATTATCTCGATCCGTGGAAAGTTTTAGCGGCTCGAGAGCTATGCGCAGTTCTCAAAACAAATGAGAGACCTGTGCTGAGAATCTGGTATGCAGATATTTATCGCATATCAGATCCTATACCTGCTTCGTTACTCGGTCCGAGTTACAAAGCGGGGTTCAGGAATAAGTCGAAAGTACCTCGACCTATACTCCTGCATAAGGTGAAGAACACGGAATCAATCCTGTACTTCATCTTCCATCACACGCACTGGGGATACAAGCTCCAGAGGCTGTGTGAGCCTAAGGCAAACAGTAATCGTACTCATGCCTGGGCTACCCTTTTAAGAAAGAGGATTAAGTCTTTCATAGAAGGTAAACCTGACCCCGCTTGGTCGGACAGTCAGGTTAATCTGTTTTACGATGACAAGAGTCTTCGGAAAACAGAATCACGAGTCTTGAGACTACAAGAGTTAATCAAGACCGTTTCTGGAATGTTCGTACAGAGATACTTAGCATTACCAGAGGAGGTGTGGACGTGGGAGAAATTCGACATCTACAACCTGAAGAATTTGTCATATCTATTGAGTGACGAATTCTTCGACGGCCAGTGTACAGAACATATACTGACCATCAAGACTTACTACAAATCCTTAAAGGAAATGCGGAAGTCTTTCAAGTTACTTGCTATGACCGGCAAGGAACCTGATATAAGTCTGTTACCAGACTGGTTAAGAATGGAATTCACTGTATGGAAAACCGTTCTCGACAGACAATTTTGTGAGCATAAAGCTTACCAAATTGCCATTCTGAGTCAATCAAGGGGGTGTGGAACGCCACCTTTGATAGACGAGTTACTGTCAAAGAAGAAATTCATTGACACCGTAACTGATCCTGTCACTCCTCTCGGAAGAGAGAAGAGGGACTGGATAAGGAGAGGTCTCGAAGCTGTGCTGAGAGACGTCCCCGACCAAGCGTTCACAGGTCTTTCGACGAAAGCCTGTGTAACGGTTACGACATCTTCTTGCATCGAACGTACGGTGAAAGAAGGTGGTACTACGCAAGCCATATCAGATGAGCTGCTTGCGTACTGCCCTGCAAAGATTCCGATTACGGATCTCTTTACAGGTAAGGTGTCTAAATGGGTTAACAAATCCGACCTAGACATCGGCGAGGTAATCTTTTGGCATTCGCTAAAGAGAGTCCTCGAAACGAATCCAGTAGAGTTACGTAAAGTATCCCTATTGGTCGTAAAGGAACCTGGTAAGGCTAGATGCGTTACCAAGGGCCTATCTTATCTCAAAGTCGTACTTGACGTTGTGAATAAGATCTGCTCCTACCCACTTAAGAAGGGGATAGAGAGTAGTACATCCGGGATGTCTATGGAGAATCACGGATGGGAGTTCTTTAAATCCTTCTTTGGAAATAAAGAACCCAATCTCTTTGAACTTGAGCATAAAGCAAAGTCAGAAGAGAAGGGGCTTCGATCACTTGACGTTATCGAAACCTACAAAGACGTTTTCGTATCCTCAACGGATTACGTAACGGCTACGGATTGGGAGCTCTTTGAAGTAGTGCACCTAATCTCGGATAGTTGGATGCGCAAATGCGGTATTCCACCTATTCTACGGGGTATTGTGATTGAAACTTGTTACAAACCTCGTACCATTCTCTTTAAGGCCACTGGACCTTTAAAGAGCCTGGGATCGCCGACTGCAGAGGATGAAACCCTGCATACGGTGACGTCTTGTAGGGGGGTCCTCATGGGGGACCCTCTTACAAAACCGTGCCTACACCTTATAAACGTGCTGGCACGGACCATTGCCAAGATCATGGTTGATCAAGGCAACGACCCACTGAGATGAGCTGATGCTATCCCAGTTGGTATAACACATTAATGGTATATAGGATATACACCACATATG